AGCCTGTTGCCTTTGGGTTATCTGCACAATCAAAATGGTATTCAACTACAACAGAAGCATTGCCAGGTTTAATTCTATTCAAGTATTCTCGTAGGCTTTCGTATGTGGCATCTGTAATTACCTTATATCCCTTACTTTCTAGTATTTCCTTTACTCTATTACGGACTTTTGCGGCTTCATCTGCTTCCCATCTACCGTTTATCCCAACCGCTCCACTATCTGTATTTTTATGGCCTCTTACATTGCAATGGCCTGCACTACTGAATATCATAACGGCTTAATTTTAATGATTACCCAAAGAACGATACCAATAGCAACCGCCCCAATAAGTGATAATAGCCAAATAAGTAGGTTTGTTGCCCGTTTCTGTGTTGCGGCTAGTGTTTGCGCCTGTTGGGCGTATTGACCGTTTAAATGGGCTAATAATAGCCTTTGTTTAACAACACTATCCTTGTAGTCATTGACTAACCGTTTATCAACTACCACCACGGCAATAGTATCGGTTCTGTGCTTGGTAATAGTTATTGTAGTTTTGAGAGTATCGGTTTGGGTGAGCGTGTCGGTTGTTGTGGTGCGTACCGTGTCAATCAATACAAGCGTTTCTCCTTGTTGGGTTACTATGGTGGTATCGTTGGCGCATGGGTTAAGCGCATGGTCTAACGCTACCGCATCAATCTTGGCTTGGGCTATGCGTTTCTCAACGTTGCAGCCCGATAATATAGTAAAGAATGCCGCCAATAGTAGAATGGTCACTGTTGCGTGCCATCCCCAAGATTTGTCATTGTGTTGTGTCATAGTGGTAAATTTACACCGAATATCATTGCTAATTCTGCAATAGATATTTTTGGTTGGTTTATTAATTCTAAATCAACTGGGGATAATTTGTACATAGCGTTTGTTTTTTCGTGCGGTCATAGTGTTGTTATTTATAGTCTTTCTCGTTAGGCCATTTTAAGCCAAACCAATTATGTTTATTAGGGTTCATCATATAATCATATGAATATTTATACCATTTTTCATCTACATAATCATCAGTCCATTTGCATCTTATTTTATAAACTTTCTGATTTCTAAAAAGTTGATAAATTGAATAAATAAACAAAAAGATAAAAATAGATAAAAAGAAATACCTAATTAATTCAAGAATGTTTGTCATAGTGTTTTGTATTTATGTGCGGCTAATTTACCAAACCTCACCCAAACCACCAAATAAAGCGCAAGCGCACTTATTTCCTTTTATTAGTTTTATTTCCTTTAATGCTATAAGCCCCTTATAAGGTAGTTACTAAAACGGCTACCGTAATGGCAGCCGCTTGGTGAAACGCTATTTTATAGCGTCAGACTGAATATATCTCACTTCAGTGGGGCATTATTTCCTATCCTGCTTATCCTTTAGCATCATTAAAATAGATCTAGTATCGCCCTTCATTTCTTTTATATCGGCTCTTTGCTCGGCTCTAGCTTCTTCTAGCTGCTTAATCCTTACTTCATGGTTCTCTGTATTTGCAGCCGTCTTAGCAGCGTCATCTCTAATGGATGCGGTCATCATGCTTGTAAGGGTTATGACGCTAATTATCACGGCTATAATGGCTATTACCAATTGCCAGATTTCAACGGGTTTTTTCATGTCTGTACTATTTTCTATATTTTCCATACATGACGCTTCCATACACAATGATTGAAATGTAACTTAATAAATAAAGGACACCCGCATGACGGTGGTTTGCCCAATACAAAGTTAAGTCAATTACCCTAAATATAAGGAATGCCAGTATAAAGTTTGCCCAAAAGTTAGAGCGTTTGCGCTCCCTAAAATACCATGCAGACAAGAAAATAATCCATGCCAAACCTTCCGAAGTGTCTTTAATGTACCACTGAATATCCTGTTTTAAATCAGAAAACCAAAACCATGCTCTTTCATCCAAATATATGGAACCAAAAAAGCCATGCAGTTCACCTATAAACAAGGTAAGCAGCATAGCTATTGGCCATATAGGATGTTTCTGTTTGCGCATTATTGACCTGGTTTTGGTCTAGGTTTATCCGGATCACTTGGAGCAGGGTCATTAGCTGGTTGCACCACCTTTGCAGGTGTAAAAAAGTTCTTTACAATGTAAGCCAATCCCGCCGTGATACCACCCGCAAGGATATGCTTCCAATCAAACGTCAAGATACCTGCGTTCAATGATTCAGTGATAGGCGTAAGGATAGCACCAATAGCCGCCACTAATACCCCTTTCAGAGTATCTGCCCAATCAATCTTGAATAGTCCGCTTGTCTGTTTCATAATATACGCAAATTTAAATTAAAAAAATATGTGAAAAACACCGAAATTTATATCGTAAGTAATAACACCCACACAATCAATGCAATGGCTAGTATTATTTTTTCTGTCTTTGTCATTGCGGTTCAGTTTCGTTACCAAATACAATAACTGCAATAAGTAGTACCCCTAATAGTGTTAGCATAGTTTATTTATTTTCAAGTGTTAAAATACGCTTTTTCAAGTCATCAATGATAGCTTGCTGCTCTTGGATGGCTTTTACCAAAGTCACATAAATACCATCGCTCTCAAGCCCTAGCTTAGGCACAATCTTTTGCACTTTTACACCGCTTGAATCTACTGTCTTGGTAACATTAAATGAGCGCACCACATCTGGCATAATCTTTTGAACCTCTTGAGCAATAAAGCCATATTTTAGGCTATTCTTGGCACTATCGCTATTGTAGTAGAATGTCTTAGGTTGTAGCTTCAATACTTCTGCTAATCCGTAGCTTAATGGCTTGATACTATTTTTTAAGCTGCTATCAGATGGGTTAGTGTTGGTTAGTGTTCCGCTATTGGAATAAACTGTACCCGTTCCTAATGATGAAAAGTTAGCATCACCTACGGCATTGCTGAATGTCAAAGGATATATTGCAGTTCCACTTCCATCGGTAATCTTAAACCTGAAGCCTGTACCTTGATTGTTGGCGTAACTGTTAGATACCTGTAATGCAAACCTAGCCGTTCCATCATAAGAATACCCTAATATTTCTTCATACAAAGGGCTTCCCGTTGATCCATAATTATAGGCCGTAAAAAAGTTATTTCTTGAAAACAAAGTACCAACTCCTGTTCCAATAGTGGAGCCAATGGTAATACTATTTCCGTTTGTTGTAATTGTTCCTGCACTTGACCAACTGAACGTAGGTGATTGATAAGCACCGGATGAACGTCTAATCAAGGTTAGGTTGCCGCTATTGTCGGCATCAAAGGCCCATCCACTTGTTGAATCTGCTGCTTGCAGCAAACTTAATTGATAGGCTTTTGCCGCGGAGGCCCTTATTGCCGTACTACCCAAAGTATTAAGGATATAGCTGCTATTATCTGTAACACCGCCAACATTTACCCTAGCCGTAGCCGTAAGGTTTGAACTAAATGTTTTAGCCCCTGTAATGGTCTGCGTTCCCGCAATAGTAACCGCATTATAAGCCCTTTGGTAAGGTGTCAACATACCAGATGTGTCTGTATATAGTACATAGCTACCCAATGCACTTGCATACGCCAAAGCCCTTGCCGTTCCTTTGTATTTGAACATTAGTGTACTATCCAACTTGGTGTACAATACCAAACTATCCGCCGTACCGAATGCAGCGTCTAGTTTAGAACCTAGGCCTATGCCGTTTACGAAGCGGGTTTTGCTTCCCGTTGGCGTGTACTGTGCGGATGCCACCCCGCTAACTAGCAATAGTAACCAAAATAAATGCTTCATAAATTATCTAAATAAGAAGTTAAACCATTCCCCCGCAATTGCCGGGTTTGTATTATCAATGTAAATAGTTCCTGTACTTGTGTCAATCTTTACCTCGCTACCTGTCGGCGTTCCTGAAGTAATGATATTTGTACTGTCTATGCCGCCACGTGACGCGTAAAGCAAGGCATTGCAGCCGATAAGGTCTGTAACCACAAAGGACGTCTCACCCCCCGTGGCTTCGTAATATGTTCTGTATGTCATGGCTCCTGATGGGTTTGGTGGTGTAGGTGTATCGCTCACGGTGTAGGCCCCTGTTCCTTGCAAAGTAGCTGAATAGGTTGCAACTTCTTTCATGGGGCCGTTAAGCGTTATATTGGTTATGTAGCAATAGCCACTGAACACATAAAAGCCGCTCGCACCTTCATCCACTATGAATTGAAAAAAGAACCTTTGTCTGTTTTTCTGATCCTGCAACTGCTTCCAATAGGAGTAATTCTCGTTAATTACTAATCCCTCAATACTAAGCCCCCAATTCATTAAGTCCTCTTTGAACTCCTGCCATCCGTTTGACTCATAGTTTGTTACTTCCCTTAGTGCTAGGTTCACTTGCAGCGATACGTTACGGGAACACGCCCACGGGATAGAACCCAATGTTGCGTCTATCTTCCAAAGTGTCAAGTTATTTCCTATGCGCGGTGTTGCCATGCTGCTAAGTTATGATTTTTTCAACGTAATTACATCGGTTATGGTTTCAGTTATTTCAGTGTCGCTAATCTGCAAGAAAGTACCACTCCAAACGTCATCCGTAAAATTGATACGCATACTACCTGGCACGAATGCCAATCCAGTAACGGGTAGCAATGTGGTAGTATCTTGCACATCAAATTTTGTTATCAATGATATTGGCCCGTTTGCGCTGAATATGCTTGACACATTACCCTGCATATTGATTTGCGCGGCGGATTGAATGTTTATGTATTGTTGCAGGATTAGGCGGGGCAAATTACTGTAAGTTGTAGCCGTTCCGTACTTGTACCAACTACCCCATACCTGCCAATCTCTCTGACTAGCCCCTGTAACGTGTACCATTGCCCCAACTTGAGCAATATTAGCATCCTGTTGCACACCCATAACAACATCCTGTGTGCGCTTGTATTGGCTTAAAAAGTCCGAATATCCTTTGGCTGTCTTTGACAAATAAGGGCTTTCAACTGTTAGGCTTACATCGGCAATGCTTGTATTATTCATTGTCACACCACCCGCCACCACGGCAAATTCAAGGTAAATGGTGCATGATATTGGTACAGGCGGTGTGCTTATTGTTATGCGCTCGTAAAGGTTGGTGGTATTACCTGTAACAAAATGGTATATTCCAGACGCACCCGCCTGCCAGTTCTTGTCTTGGTTTAGTGAGTAGCTTGTTCCCGCCCCTAAGTCAACGGCTATCATTTGTATTCTCAAAACAGGGAACGCCCCAATAGGTGTATTGCCATCCGTCAAGAATGATAACGTTAACTGGTCATTGGCATAAATACGGCCCGTACTTTGTGGCGATACATACGTAGTGCTTGAGCCGCTTGTGTTAAGTTCCAAAGAAACATAGTCCCCCAATGAACCAACAACAACGCTTCCAACTGGGGCATTTTTAAGCCAATTATAAACCGCTTCCGTTCCTATTGTTGCAGGACGCTTGAAGTTCCCATTATCAATCAAATTAGGCGCATAGGTGTATTGGTTGTTTATCTCAATAACTGGGAACCCTTTGCGGATTATCTTAGCTTGGTCACCATTGATAAAGTAATGGTCAACGCCCGGCAAATAAGGTACAATTGTACGGCTTGGGTCGTTAGTATTTAGGCTAACAAATGTACCATCTTGCAAATACTTAAAATAGCGCAACGTACCCGCCGCCCTTTCTTCAATGTTCACTATCCAATATTCGCCGTTAGCTTGGAATATCTGGCAAGCAAATGACTTGCAAATGGTTGTTAATACCGTATGGCAATCTATCCAAGTAAGGTCGCTATTTTGCCAATTGCGGCGGTAGTAGTCTATTTGACTAAATACGTCTATATCCTCATCCATCCCAGATGCGTAGATATTACACGCTATATTCAAGCCAAAACCATCTGGTAGGTCTAGCTTATTCAAGCATTGCAAAATAACCTCTAGCAGTGTTTGAGTAGTGTTAATATCCACCATAACCGCACCATTTTGCGGTGTAACACTATCTACGGCGTAGTTCTGCTCGTATGGGATTGAACGAAGCATACCCAACCCGTCCACAAATGACAAGTCTAGGAACTTACGACCACTGCTAAACGATAGGCTTGTATCGTCTGTTAGTAAGTACCCTTGGAATATATCGTAAATAGTATTGACTGGTATGGTGGTACTGTCATCCCCTATCTGGTAAGAGTAACAAAGTACGGTGTACACTTTCTGATACCCCGCTACAAATGTGTAGTTAATTGCACTTATGGCCGCCGGGTTTTGGTCTGTTGTGTCAAACACCGTAACGCCATCCTCTTTGACAATCAAACGCCATCCTGCACCAACAATGGGCAATCCAGACGGCGTAGAAAACACTGCGCACTCAAGCCGCACAGTATCGGTTGCATTAACTTGCAGTTCGCCTGTATTATTGAAAAACTCAAACAATACAGATTGACCGTTAACGTATATCTGGAAATTACAGTCTAGGTTTTCAGGGCTTGTACTTTCGTAGTTCTTCCACATGATTATGGATTCATTGGCATCTGGTGCCGCGCCCGCCTTTAACTTCACATGGTATTTCTTGTCATCCCTTGTGGTAAGGTCTGGTATTGTTCCAGTGAAGTCTGTAATGTCAAGGTTAGTGCGCAATTCACTAGCCAATAACGGCTCAAACGGATCGTCACTACTAGCCAACACATTTTGCTCAAACGGCATAAGCCCCGCGGGAATATTATCGAATGGGCCTGAATAGTCCTTTTCGTAAATTTCCGCCGTGAACATCTTGTTAGACTTCGCGAATGATTGCGATTGATAACGTTTGCCGTATGCCATAACGCTAAGGTACAAAAAAACCACTACTTTTTAGGTAGTGGTTTTTAAGTTATGATTCACCAAAAAAAATGTATTTTAAAGCATAATAATCTCTTAAAGTAATTTCTTTAAATTCTCCATTTATTTTTGCTTTGTGCGTATTGTCTGTGTAATGCCCAAAATTTGTAATATCTGTTATTTTTGAAAATCCACTATTTTCCCATTGAATAAATCCTGATTTAATTGATTTTATTGCTTCTTCAGCACCTCTATGTTTCTCATAATCAATTCTATTAATTTCTAAAGTATTTGAACTTTTAAAATTGTCATAATATAACCTTGCAGTCAATTTTTCAAAATCCAATATTGTTTTTTCAGAAATAGGTTTACCCTTACGCAATTTTAAAAATAAAATAAGTTTTTTTTGGGCTTCACGGCGCGTTAAATTTAATTCTTTTGACATAGTGTTTGTGTTTAGGCTTCAAATATAAACTGAAATAATTTACAGCAAAGGAATATTTTTGCAACCTAGTTGCATTTATCCCCCTGTTTTAAGTCCTCTGTTAAAGTCTGTCCTACGTTGTGTTAACCAAAGGTCATTACCCCTAATCACTGTATCTAACACCACTGTTTGAGTACCACCACCGTTGCCGCTTACGCTACCCATTTGGAACGATTGCGCTAACATACCTTGGAACCTATCCAATGGCAATATCGCTTCCGTTCCCGCTTCGCCTACCATGCCCAATGTAGGACGGCTTACGATACCTCCTGTTGCAAAGGGTGTAATACCACCGATTAGGCTACCCAATATACCTCCCGCCCCTTTGGCTGCACCCGCCGCCGGATTAATGGCGGTCATGATAGCCTTAATCAAGAACATTTTTGCCGCCGCCGCCGCTAGGTCAACTACCAATTGCTTAACCGCATTAGATAGTGTTTCAAATGGGTTTGCACCGTTGGCAATGTTCTGAAATAGGTTTTGGAACGCGCCGCCAATTGTTTCTGCTAGTGCTTTCTGTTCCTTGAATTTGTTGTTAATATTGGCAATTACATCCAATCGGCTCTGCTCAATACCCAATAAACGCTGCTTGTTTTCTGCTTCTTTTTGGTCAAAGGCTGCTAGTGCTTGCGTCTTTTGTGGTGCAACGCCGCCGATATTGAAAAATGCTTTTTCTTTCTCTTTTTGCGCCTGCTTTTGCATTTGGTCTGAAATAGCAGAAAGCAATGTTAACCGCTCTTTTAATTCAGCATTAACGGCCACCATATCTTGCAATGGGCGCGGGTCAACTTTTACTTGCTTGAATGCAATATTTGAACTAGAACCGTCCGCGCTTGACTTATCCTGTTTAGTCAAATCCTTTACCTTAGTAAGCAAAGCAATTTGATTGACTAAAAAGTTTTCTTCTTTCTCGTAACCCTTTAGCTTGTTAGCTAGTTCGCCGCTACCTGTTGCGTCCGTCCGTCCTGTTTTGTTCCTTAGATTGTAGTCCTGTTGCAGTGCTAATACCTTGGCTTGCTCCGCTTGGGCTTTCATCTTATCAGTCAAAACCTGTTCAAGCTGAATGCCTAATATTTTGGCTTTAATCTGATTAGTAAGGGATGCGGTATATTCGTTGGATGCCTTTGTTAGCTGCTCGAAGCTAGTTGTTTCAGCTTGCAGCCCTGCAAAGTATTCTGGGGCAATATTATTCAATTGCTTGATAATACTTTCTCTTTGCCCTAATGATAAGTTACTGTTTTTATACTGTTGTACAAGTACCTCAACTTGTGCCGCGTCTTTAGCAATAGAAGCGGTTGCATCATCAATAGACTTCTTTACCGCTTGTGCTTTCTTGTCTGTTGCAAATAGTTGGTCACCGAATAGCAGAAACGCACTAGACGCAACACTCAAAGCCAATCCAATACCACCCGCACCAATCAAGCTACTACCCAATGCAGTCAAAGCCCCTTTGGTGCTGCCTGTTTCAGCCTTCAACCTCTGGAACGATTCAAGTAATGGGTTAAGGTTATTTTGGATGCCAATAAAGCCGAACGGTAAGTCTTGCGCCACTCGGCCTACGTTAGTCAACGCTTGGGCTGCTTGGTTGCTACCTGTAACCAATTTACCTTGAGCAGTAACAAACGACTGTGTTGCAGTTGATACTTGCTTCAATCCTTCAATGGCCGATTTATTGTCGGCCGTTATGGTTATCTTTAAAGTTTCATCTGCCATTCTTTTGCGTTTGTGCTAAATTACGAAAAAAGCCCCAACGTTGGGGCTATTTATACATTGCGAATATCTTCGCATAATCTTTCGGATCAACCGGAACCCTTTCAGGTGCTTTCGGGTCGCCTGGTAACGGCCAAAACCTTTCAATCTTTTCTTCCGTCCCGCCGCCTGTTCTGTACATCATGTGTGCTATGGCTCTTGTGCGCTTTAGTTCTTGTATCTCGCGCCGCTCGTATGCTAACACATATATTTGAAATTCTTTCCACGTGGAACACCAAAACTGCTCAATAGTCATACCAGCTTCAACGGCGCGTATCAACACATCATCCCACGTTAAAGGCTTACGCTTTTTTTTTCTTCGCTTGGTGCCATCTCAATAGGCTCTGATTGATTGACTACGGTATTTTTCAACACGTAGTTAACAAAGTCCACTACTTCGCCATCCTTAGCAAATATACCGCCGTTCTCGTCTATCCAATCGCAGATAGCTGCTTCATCCCATGAACCATCGGACGCGACAATAACCATTGCTACAAGTGTCTTGATATTCAACTGTAAAGACGCTAGTTGTTCAAGCAGGCCGCTTAAATCAACGGCCTGTCTCTCACAATATTGCATCATGGCAAAAGTACCCCATTTCAGGGTCTTGCCGTTCTTTAGTTTAAACATACTAAACTGTTACGGTTTGGGTTGCAGGAGGTACGCTCACGGTAAAGGTTGCGCTGAATTTAACATCATCTTTGTCGTCTGCTTTCAAATCCCAATCGCTGATGAAAATACTAGCTGAATAAACAACATCGCCGGTGGCTGGTACCGCTGGCCCCATCTTTACATTAAAGGCAGTACCCGCCGCGTGTGCTGCGTATAATTGCCTGTAACTGTCTTTGGACGGTGTGCCTGTTTCATCAATGGCAAAGCCTTCAACCTTAAAAGACTGGTCAAAGTCTGGCCCTTGTGTCATAAGGTTACCGCATTTGCTTGTACCGTCAATTGTACCCGCTTTTGAAGTAAATGTATTGCTAGTTAAACAAGCAATAACCTTAAATGTTGAATCGCCATCAATATCGGCGGTCATGATATAGTCACGTCCTGAAATTCTTGTTTCTGCCATTGTATTTGGTTTTGTGCTAAATTACAAAAAAAGCGGGATAAATACCCGCTTAATAATTTATTTTTATTTTGACCATTTTTGCTTGCCCTTAGCTTGCAGCCATTGCCCGTATTCTTTTGGGCTTCTCCCGTGGTCAATTAGTGGAAAGTCTAACCCACCAAAACCATCAGGTAAAATTTGCCTGCGTGTTTCTCGCGTTTGCTTTGGCAATTCTTGTTTTGCTTGTTGGGTTACTTCAACTGTTTTTGCATTTAAAGCAGTTGGGGTCATTTGACCTAAACCGCCTGCCAATAAAGCTAAAGCGGCCATTCCTAATCTTCTCTTTTTCATAATGTTTGTGTTTTTGTTTCAAGCAATGTACAATATTTTAATAAATCTTCCAATAATTTTTCGCGCCTTACTTTCAGCTTCATCTCATTGAACCTGCATTTGTAGTCAATGGGCATGGCTTGTAGGATAATGGCTTCTAGGTGGTCTTTATTGGGCATTGTATGTTAGTTCTTCGCATGTTAGTGCGTGGTATAGGTTTTGAAGTTGGTGCAAATATTTGGGCTTTGGTATAAAAATATATTGCAATTGACTACCTTCATTCAATACAGAAATTTGTATAGTAGATTCTTCAATTGTAAATAAAAAATTACCATTTTCATAAGGGTCTCCTTTTGAAAGAATAAACTCTCCAAACTGCTCTGCAAACCCGCATTTAACCAATACTTTAGGCGTTAATTCTATTGGCCTTCTTAGTGCTGGTCTTGCCCTACATTTTAAAATATCTTCAGCAGTTGCAGTAATTAGTTGACCTCCTACCATGTAATTGCTCCCAATCCTTAATTCATTTGCTTGTATCATAGTGTTTGTGTTTAGGCTTCAAACCTACAAAACAGTTTCTATAATTCCAAATTATCCACTAATAATGACATTGTAAGTTATTATCGTTCTAAATACATTATCAATCGGATTAAGGCCGTCTAAATTGGTTATAGTAGCCAAATAAAGCGATGTAGCTTGACCCGTTGAAAGTGTTATGCTTGTATTACTATCCAGCGCGGTAAGTATCAATTGGGCAATGTCTTCACTACGTTTATATCCTGTGAATTGCCCGCGCGTAACAATGTCCACTGTCATAGTCACATTGCTAGTAAAGCCTGTTTTCCCTTGCAATTGGTTACCACTGCGGCCTGTTAGTACAATGTATTCATTGTCCGCGTCATCCGGCGCAATTCCATCATAAACAGTTAAGCTAGTGGCCGTGCCAATGGCAGTGTATAGATATTTTTTTATCGCTGGTATCGGGTTGGTCATTTCAGTAAGTTTTTAATTCTTTTAATCAATCTTGGTTTCTCATTCTCTACCGCACTAAAAAAGAATGGCTGCGGTCTTATCCCTTTGCGCAAAATAGATAGCGCAATTGGGTATGCTACTGCTGCATCCTCAAACTGTCTTGCAGACTTATTGCCTGACCGTTTCTGCGTCTTTATATTGTAAGTTCCCGCCAATCCTTTTTGCTTTACCCAATCCATTATAGCCAATAACATTTCTTCCAATGTTCCTCCGCCTTTGCCCTTAAACTGCATCGCGTATGTTGCGTATTTTGCGGGGACTGAAACCTTCCCACCTGTTCCCCATTCTATGTAAGGCGCATATTTCGCATTTGAATAAACGTAAGGCGCAAGCCTATTAGTTTGGTTAACATGGATGCTTTGTGCCAACTTGCCTAAATTCCTTGGCGCTTGGTACGCCGCTTCTTGTTGTATATTTAAACACGCCGCCGCTAATTCTTCAGGAACCCTATCTCTTACCGCTTCACTCGCTTTTTCAACGCGAGCAAATACGGCTTCTAATCCTGTTATCTTAGCGCTAAACATACGCGATAATCTTTAAGTATTGGTGTTGGTTATCTATGTCCAAAATTGAATGAATAGTATAATATTCCCCGTCAAATAGTATCTTGTTATCGGTTGTAATAGCACAAGGATAGCGCACATAAACCCTCACGGCTTTATTAAATGCTAACTGCATTTCATTGAGCGCACGCGATTGACTGAGCGGCGTTAGTTGCCCCCAAACGGTGTTAGTAGCCGATTGTGTTGTAGTGGTTCCGCCTTCACCATCACTTGCAACGGTGTAACTCACAACGGTAATACGTTCTTTCAAGTCCTCGGCTGCTATTTGTTTTTGCGTGCTTAGTTTCATAATACAGGGCTTTTGCGTGTCCAACGTTGGCAGATAACAGAAACAATAGGCGCAAAACCTAGCGAATCCAATGCAGTAGTTCCGCGGGATTCATAAAAATAATTCACTTGTGCCTTGATAGCCGTAATCAGATCAGCCGGAACAGTATCATATCCCGCCACATATGTTGCCTTTAGTATTGAGTAAGCCGGTGCGCGAAGTGTTGGGAACTGATAGCCGATTAGCATGTAATCGTCTGCAACAATGGTAATATCTTCTTCATCCTTTAGCACAAAATCGGACTTGTAAGGCCCTATTGTAAAGTCAAAATCCCCATTATCATTGCAGAACGTAATAGCTACGTCCTTTTCCACCAAACACAATCCAGTTGCACGTTCAATGGATTCCCTAGCTGCCGTAATTAATGCAGTTACCAACGTGTCCTCACTACTACCGCTTATCCGGCAATAGTCCTTTGCTTGCTGCAATGTAACCGGCTCCGTAGGCGTTCCAACGTCCGTAATGGTCTTATCTATAACGTAACTGTATGGCATGGCTTATAATTTAGAACGTTTAGCTTTTGGGGTATGTTTGCGCTCGGCTTTGGGAACGTGCGATTGCTCTTGTTTAGGGGATTCGGCTTCCATCGCCTTTGCTTCCACAATCTCAACGGCAAACCCTTTGCCAATGATAACGGCGGCGCGGTCCGCGTCAACTGTTAGGACCTCCCCAACACTTGGCCACCTATTAAGTAGCCCATCTGGGTAACACTTTGTTATTTCTATTTTCATTGTGCTAAGTTACGGAATTGGAATGAAATAAGAAAGCCCCTAATTAAAGGGGCTTTCAAGTATTATTAAACTAAACACTATGCCTACACGTTGCCTAGGTCAGCATAGATGCCTGATGTAGGTAACATCAAGTTAAATGCTTCCATGCACTCCACACGCGCAGTAACCAAGTTCTTAGTGAAGTTGTTTCCTTCTTCATAAGAGAACTGGATGTTCATGCTTTCAGCTTCTACGCGCTCGAAGTATGCGTTATCCACTACAATAACCTTGTCAGTAACAACCCAATCCAAGGCCAATACAGGTACACCCCAAATAGTCATGCCACCGTTAGGGTTAACAACTACTGAACCGCTTCCAGCATAGTAACCGGCTGCAATTGTTGCTTTCAACAACTTAGCCATGTCGCTATTACTTACACCAACGAATGATGCGTTGAAACGTGCAGTTTTTTGGTTTGCGATATAGTCAACTACTTGTAACAAGTCAGCAGTTTCAGCGGTGGTTGTGCTACCTGTTGCAGCAGCAGCAAATACCGCATAACCTTTTGCGTTCTCAGCAAAGAAAAAGTCTCTCTGAAGTAATCTTGGCAAAGTACCAGATAACCAAGGTAAGTTCTTGCTCAATTGCTTGGTAAAGGTAGAAGTACCAGCGATGTACTCGGTAACGGTTTGAACTTCGCTCAATGCGTAGTTGTTCACACCCTTGCTTGCACCTTCTGTTTGTACTGCTACGTTGTTGGTAGTTGCAGTTTCTTTGTAAGAAACGAACAAACCAGTAGGACTGTACAAAGTAGGGATCAAGTCACGCAAATTCAATGGTGCGCTTGGTAAAATGTATTGCTTACTGTCGTAGCTTGCAACACCGTCACCAGTCAAAGCAATGTTCTTTAACTCCAGGTTAAAGTTACCATGCTTTTTCAAACTGTTCTCAAATTCGTCCATACGTCCGTCAAGGGCTTCGATAATACCTTCGCTCAGGTTTTTCTTTTGAGCAGGCTTAGCTTTCTTGCCTTCAGTGAAGAACTTATCCAATTGGGCTTGCATTGCATCTGAAGCTGCTTTCACATCGTCAGGGGTTGCAAAGGTCATGCCTTCTAACTTGGATTTCATTTCGTTTGCTACTTTAGCAGCTTCTGTTGCGTCTAAGCCTGCTTTTGCGGCTTGCGCTTTGATTGTGTCAAGGGATGCGCCTAATGATTTAACGCTATCCAAAATTTCTTGGCTCATTTTTAAATAAGTTTAAGGTGTAATTTTAATAGTTCCTCGCTTATCTGCTTCGTATAGTCCGGCTCGAGTGCTTGCGCGGCTTGAGTGGTAAGTAACGATTGGATTTGCTTTATCTCAATTTCCATCAAGGAAAAAGTTTCGTCTGTAAATTTCCCATCTTTCACGGCTTTCTCTAGCAGTTCAAGTCTGTTTTTCTTTTGCTCAATATTTTTTACGTCTAGCGTTTCAGTCATGGGATTAGCAGCCCATAAAACGGCGGAGCCTTCATAAAGTTTCAATTCCTTGATAACTCTAACCTCTTGTTTTTGGTCTTGCCAATCTGCTTTAATTGTGGCAAATCCAATTGAATGTTGGTTAATACATCCTGCTTCGTAAAGAAGCAAAGTATCTATCCCGCACCTTGTTTTGACTATCTTGGTGACTGAAACCAATTTATCGCCGTCAACATACAATTCTTTAGGCTTACCCAAAGAATGGTCTAACTCGCTTTCGTGATCCGTCAAACTCCAAATAAGTTGTGAACCTTTAGGGCCACGTTCCCGAATGGTTTTTGTAACCGCTTCGGGTAAAATAATGTCGTTATCTAGGTCAATGTTACCAAACCTAGCCCAAACCGTTTTAACTACCCCTTCGCCCATATCCACATCCTCAATGGTAGGTATTCCCATTTGGGTGTCCTTTATCTCGAATTTGGTTTGTAGTAGCTTCATGTTCCCAAAGTTATGAAATTGCAACAATGTTGCAAAAATATTTTTATTTAAATACTTGCACGGTAATATTTTACCGTTTATCTTTGATTTATAAAACACACAAACACTATGACACAACAACAATTAGACCCAATCAGAAAAGAATTAGAAGCTAACCGTATCCCAACTACTGGACTTTATTCTACATTGCCTGAAATAGTTTACTATGCTGTTATTGCCATACAAATGAATGGTTTTGAAAATTGGAACAACGGCTCAATACTTGGGGATAGAGTAAAAATGGCAGTAAAAAGTATTGCAGAAAAATACAACTGGGAATAGTTGGATTTGATACTGCTAAGTAGTTTAAATGGCAAAACACAATCGGTAGAGTCGATTGTTTTACGGTTCGATTCCGTACTAGCAACTAATGCAGTTCGATTCTGCTCGTTAGCCGAGGTTATGGTAAGGGGAAGTTGGTTCGACTCCAACCGTTAGAAATAACGACCTGACGGAAGCAGGGGGCTTGACAGTCTGGAAAGACAGACAAATTTTTAAAACTATAATTATGGATTACATAACATCAACAATAAATATTGATAAAACAGTAAAAAAAGCATTAAAGCGGCTTTTCACTGTTAGGTATTATTTTTTTATTGCTCAAACATATAAACACAAAACACTATGAACAATTACCAACT